GGCGAGCCGATCGGTTTGCTCGGCCGTGAATCGTTGTTCGAACGCGTCGAGCGCGCCCGCAACAATCTTGTTGAAAATTTGCGCGGCCTCGCCGCTGAATTGTTGCGTATCGACGTCGGCGAAACCGAGTGCGCCGAACTTCGACGGCGTGCTGACGCTGTCCTCAAAGTCGGTGCCGCCGACTTGAAACCGGCCGCGCACTTCGGTCGGTTTCTTGTTCGCTTGAAAGTACGAATACGCCGCAAACGCGAGGCCGAGCACCGGAATTGCGGCGCCGGCCACCGCGCCGAGCGCACCGACCGCGGCCGACATGCCGCCGATCGCGTCGGCGCCCGCCGTGAGGCCGGCGACAAGGCCCGAGCCGCCGGCGATCGCGTTCGAGGCGACGTTGGCGACGATGCCGAGCGACGACATGCCGGCGGAAAAGCCGGCGCCGAGCGCGGCCGCGCCCGCGGTGCCGGCGCTGAATAGGCCGCTACTGCCGCCACCGAACAGCATCGACAACAGATTGCCGCCACCGCCGGCACCGCCACCGCCGAGCACGTTCGCCGCGGCGCCTTGCGAGACGCCCGACAGCGTCGCCGAAATCTGCACGAGAAACGGCCGCAACGTCAGTTGATACAGGAAATCGAGAAAGATTTTTTTACCGGCCGCTTTGAGGCGTTCCCACATGTTCACGCCCTTGTCGCCGATCGACTCGAACACGTCGCGGCCAATCTGATCGAGCGTGCTGAACATCGAGCGCAGTTGATCAAACTGTGTTTGAACGCGCTCGGTTTCGCCGACCGCGCCTTTCAGTTCCCGCAACCGCTGCAACTTCGCCGTGAGCGCGGCGACCTCCACCGTCACGTCGCCGTATGCGGCCGCCTCTTGCGCGAGTGTCAGTGCGTGCTCGGTTTCGGCGATGTCGAGTTGCACGATCTCTTCGCGCGTCTTGCCGATCTCTTGCGCGTGCCGCACCTCCGCTTTGATTTGATCCTCGACGGCGCGCACGCTGTCGGCGAGCTTCGCCGCCGTCTCGCGGATCGCCGCGAGATAATCCTTTTCGAGCTCGATCGCGCGACCGGTTTCGTCGTTCAGTTGCGCGCGGCCCAGAATGATGAATCGCACCGCTTCGGCGAGTTGCGGATACAGGAATTGCAACACTTGAAAGCGCTCGGCGAGCTTGCCTTCGGTGAGCTCATACTCGGCGGTGATCAATGCGGTTTGCTTGAGCTCGGTGCCGTACTTCTGCAAGTGCACGAGTTGCGCTTGCAATTGCGTGCCGGTCTTGCCGAGCTCGGCCGCCATGTCGGCGAACGGCTTGAGCAACTTCACGAGACTGATCGACAACTCGTCGACGGCCTTCGCAACATTCTTGATCGGTGCCGCCGTCTGCGCGAGATTCGTCTCGGTTGTATTCTTGATCGTCGCCGTGCTCGCATTCGCGATCACCGAGGCGCGCGTCATCGCATTGCCGATCACATCGCCAACGTCGTTCCAACCCTCTTTGATGATCGACCACGCCTGCCGATAGTTGCCCTCGATCACGGCGATGAATGCGGCCGTGATTGCACCGATCGACTTGCCGACCGCCTGAAACGCTGCGACGACGCCGACGCCCGCGATCGCGAGCGCTTTCACGACGACGACGACGGCCTCGGCCGCCTCTTTGAATCCCTCGCCTTTGCTCTTCGCGTCGACAAATATGTTGGCGATCGCTTGCAGCGTCGGCAGCAACGCGGATGCGATCTCGCGGAATAGCGAGCCCTGCATCAATTTCAATTTCTCGAGCGTGTCGTTGAACGTGTCCGCTCGTTGCGCCGTGTCGGTTGTGATGCCGCCGTATTTCTGCCATTCGGCGATCAGTTCGCGCAGTTTCTCGCCGCCTTCGTTCAACATCGGAATCAGCGCGGCGCCGCCTTTCTTGAACAACTCATTTGCGAGCGCCGCTTTCTCGGGCCCGTCTTTGTACGACTTGAATTTGTCGGCGACGTCGAGCAACACCTCGGACATCGGCCGCAGCGCGCCGGTTGTAACGTCTTTGATCTTGACGCCCATCGACTCGAACAACGCCGTTGTTTCGGCATTGCCGCCGGCCGCGTCGGCCATCGCTTGCGCGAGCTTTTGCGTGCCCTTCGCAACGGTTTCGAGATCGACGCCGGATTGCTTCGCCGCGTACGCCAATCCGCCGAGCGTTTCAACCGCAATGCCGGTCGACTTCGACAAGTCGTTGAGATGGTCGGCGTAATCGATCACCGACTTGATGCTCGACACGAGCGCACCGAACGACACGCCGACGCCGATCAATCCGAGCGTCTTTTGCACCGTCGCAAATGCGTCGGACATTTGCTTCGCGGCGTTGTTGACGACGTTCGTCGCCTGTTTCATCCCGACGACGAGCGACGCGATGTTCGTCGCGAGATTGATTACGAGATCGCCGACGACGTTACTCGCCATTTTCTTTAGTCCTCGCGGCCATTGCGTACAACCATGCTTTGGTTTTCGGCGACACGATGTCGTCGTCCTCGGATTTCTCTTCGAACAACATGAAATCTTGAATCGTCAATGCTTCGCGTTTCGGGTCGCGGTGAATGTTCGCGAGCACCGTGCAGATCAACGCGGCGTGAACGTCCGCACGGCGTTCGCCGTGCGGTTCGAGTGCGAGAAACTGAAACCACTCGATCAGTTCCTCGTATGTGATGCCGTCGAGCAATTCCTCGACGGTGCGCCCGAGTTGCCATGCGAGCCGGAATACGGCGCGGCGAGCCGGATCGGCCGCTAGACGTTTTTTTCTGCGCTCGCCTTCGTCGGCAAGATGGCGTCGAGTGTCGCCTTCACGCCGTCCCAATCCAAATCCATGAACTCGTCGATTTGCTCCTTCGCATACGACTCGCCGTTTTCATGGCACAAGCATTTTTTGAACGTCTCGCGCGCCGTCGTGCGCGACACGGCTTTGCCGCCTTGCGTGACGTCGGCCATCTGAAACATAAAATCGCCCGACGGTTTGCGATAGTGAATCTTGCGAACGTCGCCGTCGAAATCGATCTCGATCTCGTGCACTTTCCTTGACATGCTTTGCTCCTTCGAGGGAAATCGCTCGACGTCCCTCGAAGGAAACGCCGAACGGACTACATCAACGAGCCGGCCGGAACGCCCGGCGTTAGATCGACAGCGCCGGACACTTTCAGCGTGATCCGCGCCGTTTGCTTGCCGTCCACCGCCGCGCCAAACTCGCAACCGGTGACGGATGCCAAAAATTCGAACACGTCGTAAGTCGCCGCCGCGGCCGACGTCGGCAGTGCGACCTTGAAATGCTCCGGATCGGCATTCGACGCAAACATTTCGTACATTGCGACTTGCTCCGTCGCGCCGCGCCAATTCAAATCCGCTTGTACCTGTCCGTAATCGGCAAGGCCCGGAACGCTTTCCTTCGCTTCCGATTCCAGATCGGTGACATCGATCGTCGCCGCGGTGCCGGTCGGACCGGAAATGTTCGTCACGCTTTCGACGAGTGCATACGTGCTCGTCGTCCCGCCCGCGGAATGCAGCAACTTGCTTTTCTGTGCGTTGCGACCTGCCATGATGGTTCACCTCCGGTCGAATCACCGGAGAGGCCGCATCGAGGCGTGCCCGGACAAGTGTTACGGAGCATTCGCAGCGCGGCAGCGCGGAGCTACGATTGCGGATCGTCGTCATCGTTTTCTCGCTTCGGCGCCATTTCGAGCGCCTTCGTTTTCACCCATTCTTTCGCCGCCTGCGCGATCATGTTCAACGCCCGCACGCATAGCGTCGCGAACGTGAGATCGGCCGGCGTCACGTGTCGAACCACAAGATGAATTGAAACGACGAGCGATACAGACTCGGCTCGTTTTCGAATCCCGGCGACGCGACTTCGACGCCGGCAACGACGAACGTCGTCGCGTCCTGCATCTTTGCGTCGGCCTCTTTCATGTACTCGTCGGCGTTGTATTCCGTCGTCGAGTACGCATCGATTTGCACGAGCCGCCGCCGCAATCCGTCGTCGCCTTCGAGCGTGTACTCGTTGCTGCCGGCGATCACCTGGACGACGAGCGCCGGCAGCGTGCGCTTGTCCGGCAGTCGTCCCTTGTGCGCGCGCAGCGGATCGAGCGCGTCAACGACCATTTCCTCGACGCTCATGCTTTCGCCGCCCGCTCGATCGCGACCGCGAGCCGGTTGCGCACGGCGTCGATGCTTTCCTGTGCGGTGTTTTCGAACGCCGGGCGCATGAACGGTTGCGCGTCCATCTTCGACGTGCCGTATTCGAGAAACTTCGCGTAAAACGCGGGCCCGTCGGCTTGATACTTCCGCCCGGCGCGTTTCAGTCGGCGGTTCAATGCGGTGTTGCCGTATTTCAACCGCACGCCTTTGACGCCGACCGAATGTTTCGCGACGTTGTCCTCGGCCCGGCGCCGAAACGCCGTGACGTTCGCTTTCAACACGCCGGTGCGCACCGGCGCCGTTGCTTTCACCGCGTCGCGCATGGTGAGCGCGCCGGCATAGTTCGCCGCGCGCAAACCGTTTTTCGCGACCTTCGGCCCGAATTCGAGCAACTGCCGTTCGAGCTCCTGCAAGCCTTCGATCCGAAACTCAATCATCGCGTCGTTTCGTCGGCCACGTCGGCGCGCTGATCAATGAGCCCGGTGCGACAGATCAATTGCATGTCGCTGCGGCGTGAGTCGCCGTCGTGCCCGACGTTCAGAATGTCGTAATACTTCTCTTCCGCCGCGTAATAGACGCGCATTTTGTCGGTGATGCCGGCGAGGTGCCGAATCGTGATCAGCGCGTTTGCCTCGGCGAACGTCTGTTGCGCGATGAACAGCGCGCGGCCGCCTTTGTCGACGATCTCGGCCGGCACGTCGGTTGCGAACGCAAAGTAATCACGCACGTCGTCGCCGTGCGTGTCTTGTTGCTCGCCCGGATAATCTTGAATCTCGATCCGGTGACGCAACCGCCCGGCGTCGATCATGTGATTGCCGCCTCGCACGCTTCCAGACTGACGCGCGCGAGCGCGTCATCGAGCGGCATCCGCGGCCACAACGTGAGCGCGCTGTCCGGATTGCAGTTGATCACGTCGCAGTCGATGCGCCGCTTCGCGTCGCGGAATTGCTCGAGAAAGACCGCGAAGCGTTGCGGCGTCGTGTTCGGGCGCGTCGTATGCGGTCCGAAATAGTGCGTGCCGTGCATGTCGACGCCGAGCAACAACACGCGTTCGGCGCCGTGATCGACGGCGTAATACAAGCCGAGCAAACCGCTATTCGTGTTGGTGAACACGCCCGGCCGGCGCATGCGCTTGACGCGAGCGCGGTCGGCATTCGCCGACCATTTATCGCCGGCAAACGCGAACGCGTCGCGGTTGCAGTCCCACCATTCGCCGTCACCGGCGACGAGCGCGCGCGCCCATGGCGCAAGCCGAAACGCATCGTTGACGGCGACGCACGGCAAATGCCGCACCTTCGCGACGACGAGCTCGGGCGCCGGCTTGAGTGAGGCGCCGGTTGCGATCACCGCCCACGTGTTCACTTTTTTTCGACGGTCTTTTCTTTGGCGATGTCGACGCTACGCTCGAGACTCGTTGCTTGCTCGATGTCGCCGCGGCCGCTCAACACGTACACGGTCGAGCACGCCGCGATCGTGAACACGAGCACGAGCGCGACGGCGATGCGCTTCATGGCGTTGGCGTTAGCGTCAGCGTGAGCGCGGTGCGCTCGCCGTCGGTGACGGTCGACGCGATGCGAGTGTTCGAATCATCGATGGCGCGAAACGTGATCTCGTGCAATTTCGTGCCGACTTTGACGATCGTCGTTTTGCCGGCGGCGTAGGCGGCGAGTAAGCGCATGATGTCGCCGGCCGTGAATCCCGTCTCGATCGCCGCGTTCCACGGATTGCCGGCGGCGGCCGCGTTGGCGAGCGCTTCCGCCGTCGAGCCGACGACATCGCTATGGTCGGCAATCGCTTCCGTCCATACCGCATTGGCGATTGCGCCGGGACTGCCGCCGCCACCGCCGCCGCCGGTCGGCGCGTTATCGAGTGCGCGCGCCGTCCATTGATACCCGCTCGCGCCGTCCGGTTCGAGGCCGGTGTCGAGCTTGTCGGTTACGGTTTTGATCGCGCCAACTTCGGTGTCGACGTAACCGCCGAGCGTGTCGACCGACGCTTGCGAGGCGCGCGAGCTCGTCGCCACGTCGATGCGGCCGAGCTCCGGGCCGAGCTCGGCCCGCACGGCGGTTGCGACTTCGGATGCGGCGCCGCCCGCGAGCTCGACGGCGCCGATGGCATCCGTCGCGATCGCGGCGGCATCGATCGCACCGGCCGCAAAACTGCCGGCGTTAATGCCGCCGGTGGCGATGCTGCCGACCGAACCGGTAACGCTCGCGATCGTCACGTCGGGCGCGACCTTCGCATCGGTGATCGCGTCCGCGGCGATCGCCGTCGCCGTGAGCACGTTCGCCGCCATGGCGCCGACACTGGCATCGATGCGCCCGCCGACGAGTGCCGCCGGCAAGCGCGTTTGAATGTCGTCGGTGTCGGCGTTCACCGTCGCGAGTTGCGCTTTCACCGCGGCGACGTCGGCCGACACGCTCGCGCCGGCCGGGCCGCCCAGGCGCGCATAGTTATCGCCCGTTTGCGGATACGACGGATAGATTTGCACCGTCGCATTGCATGCGGTCGAATTCACGAACGTGAACGCGACATGATCGTAATTCGTTTCCGCTTGCGACGGCGTGTACGTCCAAAAGCCTTGACCCTCGTGCGTGCACGCGCCCGCGCCGACCGTGCCCGCCGCTTGCGTACCGCCGTCGCCGGTGACATACACCGTCGTCGTGCCGCTCGTGACGGCCGAGCCGTCCGTTTTGCTGATCAGTTGACACCCGACGACTTGCGACGCGACGTTTTTTTTCACGTGCGTGATCCCGACTGAATGACCGCATTTGCACTCGCGGCCCATGCCGCTTTGAACGTCTGCGGTTTGCTTGGTGGCAACTCAATCGTGTTTAGTGGCACTGCGGCATCGGTTGTTGTCGTGCCCGACGTCGGTCCGGTTGAACCGTCCATGATTTCAGCGCCCACGATTTACCATCCGATCGGATCGTATGAATTGCCGTGCGGCAACGTGACGTCGTATGAATTGCCGAGCGGCAACGCGAGATTCGGCAACGTGATCGGACCGCCACCGCCGCCGCCGGCCGGACCGCCGGGCCCGCGCAGGTTGACCCACTCGCCCCATCGGCCCGGCTCGATCTCGAAGCGCAATTCGGTGCCGCGCCATTCGTGCATCGGCATCGGTCCGAGCTCGCCGGGCGGGCCGCGCGGTCCCGGCTCGCCGCGCGGGCCCGGAAGGCCGATCTCGCCGGCCTTGCCATCGAGCCCGGCCTTGCCGTCGCGGCC